AAGGCAAATGTTACAGAAAAATACATTACAGAAGGTAATCATGATAATTGGTACAACATGTTTGTGCATGAATACCCCTATTTGCCCCGATTTGCCTTCAAAAACGCCATTTCTGCCAGTGACAGGGGTTATACCCTATATCCAATGGGAAAGTTCCTTAAAATCGGGAAATTGTACTTTTACCATGGCCACCAATATGGAGGTCAATATCACGCAATGAATCATTTAAGGAAGCTTGGATGCAATATCATGTACGGTCACTGGCACGATTTACAACAAAGTTCGATAACTCATGTAGATGGTACTAAATCAGCATGGTCAATAGGATGCATGAAAGATATGAGTTCTACAAAGAATAAGTGGTTAAGGAATCGTCAGCACAATTGGGGACATTCATTTGCTGTGGTAGATTTTATAAGAGGTGGAAACTTTACTGTGCATGTAGTACAGATTGTTAATGGCAAGACATCGTTATGGGGACAATTGCTAGAGGGATAATATGCCTAAAGAATTACATGAGATAAAAAATTTTGTAACAGGAACTGTTTCAACACCTGTAGAGACAGATATTCCTGATGATGCTGCCAGTTATAGTATAAATATAGACCCTGTAGCTGAAGATGGAATCTTAAAAGGGATTCCCGATGATTTAACTTTAACAGCTGGAGGATTTGTATCAGCTGCTCAACCTGAGATAACTACAGTAGAATGTGTTGCTGATGTTAGCGATAGCTTAAATGCAAAATACTTTGATATAGATACAGATGGAGGACAGAAAACTGAAATATGGTTTGATACAGACAATAGTGGTACTTCAGCTCCTACAGGTTCAGGTTCTTATAATGATGTCATTGAAGTAACCCAAGTTGGAACTAATGATAGTGCTGAAAGAGTTGCTGTTGCTATAGCTTCTGCTATAAATGAGGATGCAGGAGCACATTCTACAGCTGAAGTCTCAGGTATTACGGTTATTATAACAGATGCTTCGAATGCAGCTGTTACTTCTGCTACTATGTCAGCTGGAGATACAGGGTTTACTGTCACTCAAAAACAAGCGGGTGCATCAGGCGCTTCTGGATTAGGTATAGCTGCAGATAAAATGGCTATGATAAATGACGATGGAACGCATAGAGTAGTTTATTTTGACGATGCTGATGATAAGATTAAGAAGATAGACGATATCCATGGTACTTCGGTTGGAACTGGGAATCTTTCTGGTTCAGCTGAATCTAAGACTGGTCTTCCTACTATGCAGGTGAACAATAAAGAAGTACATATAGGAATGGGTAAGGGAGTAACTGATAGAGCAAGGTGGTGTGGTATCCCTCAGTATAAACAATTTGGAGTTTCAACAACAGCTCTTACGCTGGAGAATGCTGAGCTTGATACACCCTCACCTTTTTCTGATTTTACTAAAGTAGTTACAGATGGTACATATATTTATGCCTTTAAGAGGGGCGATACTTATCTGTATAAATTTAAGATTAGTACTGGAAGGCTTGAATTGAGGTCAGGAGCAAACTGGGCAAGTATTAAGTCTATATGTATGCATGCTACTGATAGCAATTTCCTCTGGGTATATGACAATGATACAGATTTAACTTATAATTATTCTTTAGATAAAGTTTCGACTGATAATTTAGAGGTTTCTGAAGAATATTTATTCGATGCAGAGCCCGAAGTTACTGGAGGGGCTTCGCCAGCAGCTGTTGATATCCTACATACAGCTGATAATACTAGCACTTATGGATATATGTGGTGTTTTGGGTATGACGGTTCTCATAATCCAAAAGGTTATCATTGGGAACTTCCTGCATTTGGTACAGCTATAAATACAACTGCTGGGGCTAGTGCTCCCAATCTTAGGTCTAACGTAGTAAATACTCCTGGAAGTGCTATGTGGTATGACTTATCTGGCACTCCTCAATGGAGAAAATTTAACTATGGTAGTACTACTGGAAACGACTTTAGTTTTCCGACTGGAGCATTCTTGTTTAAGCCATCGGGTGGTCTGCAGACTAAGTCTTATTGTGGAATGTATTGGATTTTTCGCCCTGAATGGACATCTGAGACGGCAAGTAATGATTGTTACTATGTATTTGCTAATGGTGGAACTTCTACTGGAGGTGCCCATTCTGCTACAAGATTTCAAATATCTTCCTCAGACGATTATGCCGTTCCACAGGGTGTTATTTTTAGGGACGATTATCCGGATTTAGGCGAGTTTGGAGATGCTGATTCGATAATCTTTCAAATTCCATTTGATGCTGCTAAGGCTGACTATGGAGATAATATTAATGCCAACTATGCTGACCATAGGACTATGAATGGGACGAATGATGACACAACCTTTGTTAGTGCAAGGAATCAGGCAGATAATGACGAATCTGATTATTATACATTTACAAATCCAGCATATAATATAGCTCAAGGTGGTTCTGTAGCTGATATTAGTGCTATTACAACTGACAGTGAATTAAAATATGCCGTTGGAGTTGTAGATAAGGATGTAAGTACTGTAAAGGTACATATCTTTGAAGGGGATGGGTCTTCTCAAGCAAGATGGGCTTATGGGACAATAGCTAGTCCAGAGGCACAATTAGAAACTTTTATAAAACTGACCCCAACTCATGCTGCTACTGGCGGAACGCTTACTCATTTAAATACATATTACTATAAAGCTTCGTTTGTTTATGACGGATATCAAGAATCACCATTGACTCATCAGGTATTATTAACCCATGACCCAAGCGCTTCTGCAACAGCAGCTAAAAATACTATTACTATAGACTTTAAGGGCTTAGCTGTTCTGCCAAAAAGAGTTACTCATCTGAATTTATATGTAGCCGAAAGTGATGATGCTGCTTCTGAACCAGAAGGGTTTTACAGACTCTTGGAAAATATACCAATAGATTATGGATGGGCAACTATATCTGATGCTACTGCAACTACAGTTTTTAATAGTACTTATCGACAAAAGACAATTATAGATATAGGGAAAAGAACGGGCGCATCATATGAAGCCCTTGTTGGTATCTCTGAATTAGTCCAGGATACTATGCCGAATTATAGTTTATCAGCTCAACTTAATAACCACCAATTTATAGCTGATTGCTATCATCCTGATTTGCAAAGTGTTCCTAATTATATGTTTAAATCAAAACCTTATAATTTTGACCAATTTGATTGGTCAGTAGATTTACTTAGACTACCTACTAAGCCAATAGCTTTAGCTAGTTTTAATGGTAGGATTTATGCATTTGATGAGAATAATACTTATCGCATTGAACCTAATAGTTTTTATATAGAAGATACTTATGAAGGTGTTGGATGTCTTGGGCCAGAGTCAGTTATTGTTACTGAGTATGGGATGTGTTTTGCTGATAAGAATAATATATATTTACACGATGGAAGACAACCAGTTCCTATAGGAGAACCAGTACTCACAGATTCAACTTTTGGTCTTTATGGATGGTATGACAAGAAAGATTGGGACCCTAAAATAATGTTTGATGCGAAAAGAAATAGTTTTGTTGTCCTGAGTAAATTTGGTGCTTTAAACCATTACTTTGCATGGGCATTTAATATAGCACGCAAAAGATGGGATTTCTGGCAGTTATTTACTACTTCCGAACCTAAAGGTATCCTCGCTGGCAAAAACGGAGAAATGTTTATAAGTGATGGAACAAATCTTAAGTACTATTTAGGGCATGCTACTACAACAAGACATTGGTCTTGGCATAGTAAAAAACTTACAATGGACCAGGATACTCAAGCTAAAGTATTTAAGAAAACTAGGGTTACTGGTAATACAGGTGATTCTATTGATACTTTTGTTAGTTCAGAGGGCACACCAACGGATAGTGGAGCTACTGATGGAGCTCTAGATTATGTTTATACATTAAGTGGAGCAGCTTCAAGGGCAAAATGGATACAATATAAGATTACAGCTGAAACAAATACAGTAGATGCAATCGGGACTGTATTTAGAAGGAGGCCAATAAGATAGTGGCGATATCTAAAAAAAGAGCACCTGTAGTACAGGACCCGCAATTAAGTAGGATAATTAGCAAGATTTATGATGATATTAACGAAGTTATAAATGCAGTTAACCAAGGAGATACGTCCATACAAAAAGCTTCTTCCGAGGGTAAGTCAGGTGATATAAGAATAGTAAAAGATTCAAGTGGTAGTTATTATATTGAAGCAAAAACAGATGAAGGCTGGATACAGAGTGATGGTACCAGCGCATCAGGATTTAAATTTAGAGAAAGAGAGTAAATTATGGCATGGGGAGCATTAATAGGTGCAGGAGCATCGTTATTAGGTAGTTATCTTGGAAGTAGGGGTAATAAGTATACTCCACAATATCTTGACCCAGGGAAAGTTCGTTCAGAGATGTTGGAAGGAACAGGAGAGCAGAGAGCTAATTTAGATAGTCTTTATCGTAGGGGGGCTATGTCAGGAGATAGATTATCTGGTGGAGCTAGGAGTGCTCTGGGATATGGCAGGGGATTTTTAGACCAGGCACAGGGCCTAATGGGAGGAACAAGTCCTATTTTACAGGCAATGCGTCAACAACAAGCTCAACAGCTTGGTGATATTGGTGGCCAACAGATGATGCAACAGAATCAAGCTTTATCTGCTCGAGGTATGGGCGGTGGAGGTCTATCTAATATATTGGGGATGAAAACTACCTCTGCTATGGGAGAACAGGCAAGACAGGGCCTTCTTGGCATTCAACAGTATGGACTCCAGGCAGGGCAAGGGTTTGGTCAGCTAGGAGGTCAAATGTTTGGCCAGGCTGCTGGTCTAGGCCAGGCTGCTTCTGGAGCATATGCTGGCGCCAGGGGAACTCAGCAAGATGTACTTCAATTACAAACTGGTGCTAATACTGCTGCGGCTAATCAAATGGCAGCTAATTTTGAAGCACAGCAGAAATATCAAGCTCAACAAGCAGCTCAAAAGTCTGCATTTGGAGGTCAAATGGGTGGTCTCATAGGTAAGGGTATTGCTACAGCTGCTATGATGTCAGACAGAAGAATGAAAAGAGATATTATAAAGGTGGGAACTCTTGATAGCGGTTTGCCTGTTTATACCTATAGACTAAAGGGTGATTCTAAGTACCAGATGGGTGTGATGGCACAGGAACTTGAAAAGACTCAACCTGAGAATGTGCTCACTGTAGATGGTATAAAATATGTTAATTATAAAGGATTGAGTTAGTCGTGAGATTATATGAAACGGGTTTTAATCCGGCTCAATATCAGCAAATGCAGCAACCTCAAGGAGGCGGTATGGGTGGTATGCTTGGTCAGATGATGGGTGGACAAGACTGGCAGAGCATGCTTGGTAATATTGATATGGGGAATATAATGCCAGGATTTGGTATGGATATGCAAACTGGTAAGATGAATACGGGCTATGATTTATCGAATCCAGATATGCTTGCTCAGAACTTACCTTACCAATCTAGGCAGGGAGGTTTTGGAACTGAGACTAACCCTGGCTTATCGTTAACAGGAGGAGGGCCTAACTCATATAGTCTTGGTCAGCCACAGTCAATGCTTGACTTAAACTTAAACAATGAACCATGGGCAAGACAGGCTCTTGGTGGACAAACTTATAATCAATAGGATATAATTATGACATACACACCAGCAGGAAGAGGAGACAATTCAATCCTCTCACAGGTAATGAAATATGATAAGAGTGTTCAACCAGCACAGAGTTATACAAATGTTGCTCAACAGTATACTCCGTTCGGAAGAATGGAAGATTGGGAAACTCTTGCTAAAGGACTTGGTAAAGGAATTGGCGTAACAGCTAAAAACATAAAGGAGGGTGCTTATAAAGGTACTTATGACCCTCGTGAAGAGGGCTATAAATGGGCTCCTGGCAAACTTGCAGCAGCTGGTATTGGTGGGAGTATTGGTGCACTCTTATCACGCTTAAAAGGAGGCCCTAAAGAAGAACGAATGGACTATGTAAGCAGAACTCCAGAACAGATTGAAGAAGAAAAAGATGAAGAATTTATTGATGAGCTATCATCATGGGGTGAGGGCGAAGACCCTCCTGCTAGGCTACCAGAATGGGCAGGCACTATCCCTGAGGCTAGAACTACATTAAGCCAGATGGAAGGATGGGATAAGCTTTCTCCTGGGGAACAAGATGAGGCTATTCGTGTCCGTACCCAATCTTTAAGGCTTGAAAAGATGGACCCTTTTAAATATAGACAAAAATATCCAGAATCACAACAATATCCATCTGCACCGAGCTATAAGAAAGAAAGAGGCCCTGCGGGACCACTTTCTCCATATGCTGATGAGACTTGGGGACAAAGAATGGAGAGAGAGCGCGCTGATCTCCCTGGACCAGACGCTAGTAGAGCTAGAGCTGAACTTGCTAGAAGGGAAGCTCTTGCTGGTTTAAGTAAAATAAATCTTGCTGGTTTAGATAAAATAAATGCAGTTGACCCTCAAAGATTAAGAAGAACTGGTTCTAGTGACTTTAAAGGGTTAGGGAAACCTATACAATTTAAAGAGATGATGAATGACCCTAAATTTTATAATAAGTGGAAAATGAAAATGAAGCGTTTTTTAGAGAAAGAATTTGGTAAGAAAGCACCTGTTGATTTACAATCTCTAACTTCAGCTCAGAAAAGACGCCAGCAGATATACGGGAAGTCAAAGAAAACTTATAAATCAGGACCAACTCTCCCATCAGGGACATATACGAGAGGAACATACTAATGCAATTATATCAAACAGGATTTAGACCAGCCCAAGGATACTCACAGATAGATGCTGAGGCAGCAGAAGCTGAGAGAGCTGCAACACGCCAGACTCAAGCTATGCAACAGCAGAGATTCCAGTGGGAAGTAGATGGAAGAAAAGACGATAAAGCTAAAGCTAATATGTACCAATGGTTTGAAGGTCAATCTGCTAAGTATGACCCCAACTTAATCATGGACAAAATGATTGCTGGAACGGCCTATGACATAGAGGGCTCACGTGGTTTCTCTGACGATAAAAAGGCTGAAGCTTTCAATGCTTATAGGCAGATATCTGTTAATCCAGATATTATGTGGTTTGAAGGTCAATGGGCAGGACGTAAACAGGCAGAGGACCAGAAGATAGCCAATGAGCTTATGAATGACTATAGGCTTGGTAAGATATCAGAGAAGGAATTTAACTTAGCAGCTCGTGATGAAAACTTCCAGGATTGGTATAGGAAGTCAAAGCTTGAAGACCCTACTTTAGGTGGGCAATACGACCCAACCTATGAGACAGCAAGTGAGTGGTTACTTGGAAGGAAAGGTTCCACGGGTAAAGCTGGTAAAAATATTATAGAGAGAAATCCTATTAAGACTGCGCTTGCAACAGCTGCAATCCCACTTGCTGGCTATACAGCTGGAGCCTATCAATTAGGCAAAGAAGCTCTAAAAGTAGGCGGAGAGGCTGTAGCTAAAGCTGAGACTATAGCTGGTAAATATAAGGGCGAATATAAGCCCGTAGAGAAATTTACAAAGGAACAGTTAACTAAAGGAGCTGGTAATTTTAGAGCTACCCCTGGGTATAAAGAATGGCTTAAGAAAAACAAGCTAACTGCGAGTAAGGATAGTTTTAACAAATTTAGCGCAGAGGGTTATGATATCCTGAAGAAAAAGGCAGATGCTGGTGTTAAGTCTGCTCAGGAAAAGATGAAATTATTAGAAAAGAAAGGCCTTATAAAGAAGATTGGTAGGTCTTGGACTAAACTGCCAGGGTTTGCCAAGGGAATTGGTTTGCTTGGAGGTATGCTCCTTGCAGAACCTATTATTAGCAGTGTTACTGGTAGCAAGAAAGCTGGAGAAGTTGGTGGAGCTGGAATTGGAGCAGCCTTAGGAGGGAAATATACTAAAGACCAGGTAAAGAGAAATGTAATAAATAGGCTTGAGAAAAGCGGCATGAAGAATGTTGCTTCAAACTTTGAAAAGATAATAGCTAAAAAAGGTTGGAAGTGGGTATTACAGACAGCCGGAAAGAAGGCTCCTTGGCTTTTGACTAAGGTAGCTGGGAAAACTGCTGCTGGTGCTATAGGTGGCTCATTAACTGGTGGGATAATGACTGCTGCAATGGCAGCTTGGACTGTTGCAGACCTTGTTAGCCTTTACAATGCTATAACAAAAGAAGCCTAAATGGTCCCACAGGGATTTCAGCCTACCTTAGACCAGGCTACAGTACAGAATTATATAAAGCTGTATCAGCAGAAACCTGAAGGTATCTCTGACGAAGAGTTAAAGATGCTTGAGAACCATGCTGAGTTTTATCATATACCATTCGCAGAGGACGAAGGAGCCCACCAAGGAAGAATCTCAGGACTAATAGGTCAGCTTGGAGCTGGTTTTGGCTCTGGGTTTAGTACTTTTAATATGGGAAGAGCTCCGAAAGATGAGTGGGAGAGTATCGCCCGTAATGTTGGACATCTTGCTGGTTTCGTAGGGTTTGTTCCTATTCCAATGAAGATTGCTCGTATGAGTAAGCTTGCAATGGGACTAAAGAAACTACAGGGTAAGTCAGTACCTATGTTGGCTGCTAACCTACTTACTAAAAAGGTTTCAAAGATTGCTTCAAGTACTTTAGCTAAAGGAGTTACGGCTAGAGCAGGTGCTACTGGTACAGCCACTGAATTTCTACAAAAAGGTGTAGTACAGGACTTAGCAAAGGGAGCATTCCATCTTGGTGTAGCCAGTTCAGTAGGTGCGTGGCAAGGTGGGGTTGATGAAATGATGAGAGCATTTATTGGTGGTGCAGAGACTGGTGCTGTATTTAGAGGTATTGGTAATATTGTCCAGACAGGGAGTAAGGTTGGCGATAAGGTATTGCGAGGACTTTCTTCTTCTCTATACACTGGTCTCCATTCTACTATGCAGGGAGCTACAACTCCTGAGCAAGTATATGAATATCTCCTTGGTGCTTACTTTGGAGTTAAGGAAATGCCTTACCATAGGAGACAGGGCTTTGGGCATATTAATAAGATGTTTAAGAAAGGTACTCGTGACCCAGAGATAGTCAAGGGTTGGGAAGAGCTCGATGGTAAGACTCAAAACTTTATTAAAGAAGAAGTTAGCCATATTCGTGGGAAGACTGAACAGGTAAGTGCTTTAGCATATAAACTTTCTGAATATAGTGGCATCCCAATTGAGGAAGCTCAAGTAAAAGCTAAAGAAATTATAGACCGTATACCTAAGTATTCAAAATATGGGGAAGAGATATCTCCTCTCTCAGAGAAGTTACTTGAAAAGGATGAAGCCTTTGAATTGATTATGCGGCAAGATAAGGAGCCAAAGGGAGACCACTCAAGGGATGAGGCCGATGTTGGCAATCCAGTTCTTGAGGACTTGGTCTTCACAAAGAAGACTGAAGGCTGGGTTCAGAGGAATATGGAAGGCAAGTGGGAGACTGAAGGAGAGCGTGCTCAAACAACCTTAGATGTAGAGAACCAATGGGATGCATTATCTGCTGAAGGAAGGAAAACAAAAAAGAACCCATCGCAAGAGATGGTTGACTGGCTCCAGAAAAAGTATGAAATAAGCCTTGACGAAAAGAATGTAAATTGGTGGAGACAACGTGGTGAACGCTTAATTAAAGCAAGGCGTGTACCAATGCTTACTGTTAGAGATGGAGAGATGAGAGAGATACTTGCTGGTGATGACCGTAATGATGTTGGTAATGAGAAACTCCTTCTTGAAGAACCTAAGCTTGTAGATGAAGTATACGGGACTGCAGCTGACCGTGAAGGTCTTGTTCCTGCTGAACCTGGAGGTGAAAAAACATATAAAGGGACTGTGAGAACTTTAGCTCCCAATCAAATATTTGTTTTTGGAAGTAACGAAGGAAGCTCTAAGGGAGGGAAACCTACCCATGGGAGAGGTTCTGCTTTACACGCAAAGCAAAAATTTGGTGCTGTCCAAGGACAGCCAAGAGGATTACAGGGCAAATCATATGGTATAGTAACAAAAAAACATTATGATGTTCCAAAATCTAGTTCGCCAGAGGAGATTAAATCTGAGATAAAAGAACTTTATAATTTTGCTGAAGAGAACCCAAATAAAGAATTTATTATACCCTACGGTATTGGTAAAGGGCTTAGTGGATATGCTCCAAAAGAAATGGCAAAGTTCTTTAGAGAGGCTGGCGATATACCTAATAATATAACATTTAAGAGTGGCTTTAATGAGTTAGTAAGGGCAGGTGGAGTCGCTAAGGGTAAGCATTCTTATACAATACTTGACCATGCTGTTGAGATGACTGAAAATGGTTATAGGGAAGTAGACCTGCTTGATTTAGAAGAAACGTATTATCGGAGGGTTGAGCCTGAACATCTAAACGCTTCTTTATCTGGCGAAGGTCCAAAGGATTATAGAAAAGCAGCAAGGAAAGCTGCATCAAATATGGTAAAGGATTTCCATTCAAAGAACTTTATGGTAATGGACTCAAAGGGTTTCTATTATTATGGCGGTAAGGGAGATGCTCAGAGACAATACTTTTTAAAGTATCATCCTAATATAAAGAAGACTCCTCTTGCAGCTAAAAAGCAACTGTCTGATATCCGTAAAGAATTTATCAAGCATGGTATAAAAGCTACAGAATTTGATAAAGCTTTTAATAAGGACATGGCTGAGTGGGTAAGTGAGATGAGACAAATAGACCCTAAAGTTGCTGAAGAAATGTTTAAGAAAGCTTATGTGTCTAATACCCTTTATGAACTAGAGATGAACGGATTCTCTCCAGAGTTTAAAAACCTAGAGAGCACTCTTAAGGATGGCTTTATAAACAGTGCTGGAGCATTTAATAAACGGCAACAGATATGGTTCACTAGTGGCTTCAGTTCTACGCCTGACTTAATAAAGGAAAAGATATCTGATGTAACAGCTGATGGTAAGTATAAAGTATATGTAGTTGAAGATGATAATGCTAAACAGTGGCCACTCTGGAGTGATGGAGCTATCCTTGGAAGAGAAGATGTAATCAATGCTCAGAATACTGACTGGGGTTTACCTACTGAAGGTAATGTGAGTAAGTCATTTATTGTATCTCGTATGACAGACGATGTTGGTAATCCACAGGGTGCACTGCTTGGTAAGTATATGGCACACGCCGGCTCTGCTCCAGTAGAGCAACTTTTAAGAGATAAAAATGCACACTTCATAATAAACAAGTCGTCAGCTAAACAGTGGGGCTTGTTAAAACCAGGGAAATTAAAGTGGACAGCTGATAAGAATAATCCTGATGGCGGAACAGTTAGAGTTACTGGTAAAGAGATTTATATACCAGTAGAAGATTTTAAAGGTGTGCTATCTGAGAAGACTGACTCTAAATCATTAGAATGGCAGCGTCTTCCCAAGCAGATGTTATCGAACCTCACCCCATTCGCTCATAAAGATATTAAGCCTGAGGTTATTGAGGACTTCTATAATTCATTATCAAGAGAAGCCTTTGGTGGACAGGAAGAAGCGAACAAAACACTTAGGACTTATCTTAAAAACCCTGAGGGTAATAAATCAATGCTCCCAGATATAATAAAGAATATGGATTCTATTGGGATTAGTGAACTGCTTCGTGGTATTAAGCAGGGTAATGCAGTTGCCTTTTCTAATGCAGCTTATGCTAAGATACAAAAGGTTAACCGAACGATAATGGAAGAGATGGTTTCCGAAGGAGATATGACTAACAAAGAATATAAGGATTCCATGACAGAAGCTAGTGAACAGCTGAATGTTCACGAAAGAATTATGAAGTTCAGCGAAGATAGTTTACTTGGCGTGCTCCATAAGTTTAATCATGACTATAGAATGCAGGCCATAAGAAACTATGTAGTCCATAGAATTACAAGACCAGAGGTTGGGAATAGTTTCAGTGCAAGGATGAGACCTTTTGATATAGGTCTGCGTGGAGAAAGACAAGATGACCCTGAGGGGTTATATCAGACCCATCGTTTGAAAAGAAATAAGAATCTGTTCTTCCTTGACGATGGTTATAAGAATCTTTTACTTAGGAGTGAGCATTGGAAGGGAACCCGTACATTATTTGATGTCTTTAAGGAGTATCAAAGCAGTGGTTTAGACCCAGTCATGAGAGATAAATCTGCTATCAATGTAGCTGACTTGATGTTTAAAAGATGGACGAAAGCCAAGAAGACAGATACTGCTGTTTTTACTGAAATGGATATTCCTGTTAGAGGAAATGTAAGCGGAGCTGTTCATCTTGATAAAATCATTAGTGCTGGTGGCATAGTTGGGAAGAAAGGTGAAAAAGGAGCTTATAAAGTTGAAAAGATAGTGGGCGATAAGTATAGAATATCAAAAATTACTAAACCACCTGTTCCTAAGATCGGATTCAAGGGTATACGCCCTCAGATAGAAGAGCTACTTAGGGGAGTTATTGTTCGTGTTCCTATGGATTCAATGTCTGGAGCCAGGGGAATACGTTTTGGTGGATTTACAAAGGTCGGCGGGTATGGCATCTTGCTCCGACAAGAGGCTATGGATGCTCTGGGGGGAGCAGACCTTGATGGTGATAAGGCGTTTGGTTTCTTTGGCGGTGGAGCTGGTAATGGATTTAAGAAAAGCTGGAAGGATATGTATTCTAATCAAGTAAATGAATTTGGTGGTGAGTCTTCCAATGCTGTCAAGGCTGCCTTTAGGGATAGATTTACAGAGACTCCTATATTGACCCCTGCTCAGGAGAAAAAGAAAGAACGCGCTGAGAAGGTTCTCCAGTATAGTCCCCAGAGAAGACAGTTCTTTTCGAATGCAGCCACTTCTGGTAGAGCAATACTTGGTCCTGCTGTTGTTACACGAAGCGTGTTGGGTGCAGCATACGCTGCTGCAAGAGCATCAAAAAAAGGATATGTTGAGACAGAAACAGTATTATATGACAAAAATCGGAATCCTTTTGATGCAATAATAAGGATGGTTCCTAGGACTAAACCAGAAGATATTAAACTTTTTAACAGGAAAGCAAGGGCTATTGTATCCTTTGCATCTGACCCTATGGATGAGGCTGGATTAAAAAGCAGGGATATTATCTTTGACGAGCTTGCTAATACTGCATTTAAATGGGAAGTCTTCTCTGTGAATAAGGACGGTAAGCGTACTTATTTAAGGAAGAAGAGTGCTGAAATGAACACTGATAAGCAATATAAGTATAAGCTGACTCATCATTTAAGACGTAAAGGTCTTGCACAGATGCTTGGTGGGGTGAATACTGCCCTATACGGCCGTAACTTAACTGAGGGGCGTAGATGGACCTTTGACGAGATAAAGTCCCGTGTAGATGCCGTTACGGACCCTGTAATGGGTCTATCTGAGAATATGCGGAATACCCTAATCCCAAAACTAGCAGCTGACATGAAAGGGATTGACTGGACAGATAATATATTTGCAAGGATAGATAAGGAGCGTTTACGTGACCTTTATGGTCGGCATGAAGATAACTTAGGTGCTTTCAAATGGCTCAGAGACCTGCTTGGCAGGAGTACAATGCGTGTAAAGGAAGGTGCATATATTGACTTAGTGTTTAATAAAAAACTTTGGGAAGAATCAAGTCTTCGTAAGTTATTAGACCCTAAGATAGAAGACCCTCTTAAACACCCAGATTTTGCTGCTTATAATAAATTAAGTATCAAAGAAGGAGATAAAGAATACTATAACCCTAAAGATATGGTACAGAGAGAACGGTTTCTTAGGGATATCCTTAGAAAAGCAGAAGATTATATTATAAATGATATGTCCGACATGGTAAGCTCAGCTAGGATAGCCGATATTGCACGAGGGCTTCCTGAGGCAACCATTGAAGAGATTTCAGAGGTAGCTGATAACTTAAAAAGGTTCTCTTATCTCCAGGCAAGAAGGAGAGCTAAGGTATTAGACCCCACAAAAGAAGACCTCACTGATGCTGAACGTGAGTTTGTAGAATACATGGAAAGAGCTGGAGCTGATAAGCCTTTCTCAAGTTTGATTGACCAGAATACTATCAATCTAAAGATTAACCAGATGAAATGGGAACACGAAACTAATGCTTTAGGTCAAGTAAGATTTATAAAAGACCCTAAGAATGGTAAATATGTACCCAAGATGACTGCACAGGAAGCTGACTTATTAGATGCTATGTTACTAGGCTCAATGAATAGAGGCAGACATGAAGAACTGGCCAAGATTGAGGAGGCATGGAAAAAGGTTAGGAAGACTGGGAACATACCAAAGTCTTGGAAACTGAAGCAGCAAGTAGAGAACCTCCGAAAGAAAGTAGATAGCACAAGTGTAAATCGTTTAGGATTTGCATCAAAAGCAGTAAGCGATAGAAGTGTTAAAGGATTTGTAGAGGATTTTAAAACATTATTTAATTATACAACAAGTATTCCAAGTGAGGCAACACAAAAGAGAGTTAAAGAAGAAGCTGCAATGGCTGGACGTAGGGTCCCGCTTATTGATGAAGAAGGTAACAGGGTTCATGGAAGCGTATTTGAAGCATCAGACTATGACCAAAGAACTCAAAAGTATCTGGATGAATATGCCCCCTTTGTTGGGCTAAAAGATGCTCCATTAAAAGGCGAAGCTTTGAAAGTCTATCTTTCTCTTAAAGAGCATCTTGACCATTACCATAATGATATAGGAAGAGATTTAAATGGATTTGTAAGGTCAATACTTGGCAGACAGGGAAGGCCAGGGAAAGATATCAACGAGATGGACCTTGAAGATTTTAGGGTTCTTGATAGATGGTTTAAGGATGCAAGGGGTGGCACTTGGTACCAGAAGTTATTCAGACCAGTCGATGTGAAGAAAGGGCCTGCAATATCTGGTTGGTTTTATAATATGTTTCCAGAAGCTATTGGTAGAGACTTATTGAGATATGAACTTAACTTAATGGATGAACGTAGACCCTATAAGGACAAGTATGGTAATATTATTGAAGGTAAAGTTCGTACTCCCGTTTCTTTTATGGAAAAGTTAATGAACGTATCTCACAAAGCGCAGGAACAGTCTACACAGGCATTCGAAGAAGAGAAGAAGCTACTTGATGCAGACCTTGACCCATATCTAAAGGGGATAGAAGAAGCAGATGCTCTTTATGATATAGCCATAAGAAGACATGAAATGAATATGATGAAGGTTCTTAAGGACCAATATGCAGGTACAGGCGTATACACATACTATAAAAGTGTTTATGACAATAATTTAAGGAAGTCAAAAAAAGAAACTGACTGGAAGAATTTAAAACATAAAGAATTTCTTGTTATGCTCCCAGGGAAAGACGGTGTACCAGTAGGAAAGAAGATGACGGGGAGAGAAATAGCAAATGATGTAAGTAAAATTGTAGAGAAATGGAATGAGAAGATACATAGATGGCTTACTGGGGATAAAGAGATAATTAACGAGTACATAAAGATAGATGACGGAAGTTTACATGGCTTAATTAAATTACGTAAAAGATTTATGGCTGACCTAGAGAAGAGCTGGAAATATGGGAAAAGATTTGATATTGGAGTTGGCATTGATGGTATGAGAAAAATAGCAAAAAGAATTGCAATGAGTCAGCTTCCAAAAGAATTAAGGAAAGATGTACCAATGCTCAGGGAGAACTTAGAGATACAGGATACTCAACAGCTTCCCTTTAATGCATACTACCCTCATAAAGCTCTTGATAGGAAAAGTGCAAGTGAAGCTATTAAGAGAGCCCTTGACTTGGTTAATAATGATGGTTCAATGACTGAGAAAGATAGGATTGATGAGGTAAAGAAATTAAGCTTCCATCATAGGCAATTAACAGGGGACTGGCTGTCTGTTGACCCAATGGAAGATACTTATAAACATTTAGACACTGCTCATAGAGAGATAGCTGAAGGAAAGAAAGAAAGCGAAAAAGGAATTAGATGGTTCCATGCTAACCAAAGGGTTGGAAGTCAGCACTCTAGGTCAGCACATATCCCAGGTTGGAGAGTTGCTCCTGAGATATATGAAAGTTATATGAAAGATGTCCTTGATACTTACTATAGACTGGTTGCTCAAGTAGCCTCAAAGACAGCAATAACTGACTTTATGTATAAAAACCTAAAGAAATACTCTAACCCAGATATGACATTAGCATGGGTTGATTTCTACAACCTTTATGTTCAGGGGGCTATGGGATACCCAAGTAAAATACCTCCTCGCGTAATGAATAATCCTTTGATGAAAATAAAGGGAACTCCTTATGCATGGTTCGCCGACAGCACTGTATTAAAAAGGATGAATAGTATAGCTAAAAAATTTGGATTAAGACAGGATGAAAGACTACCAGAAGAGCTGAAAGGGTTTGATGCTGGACAGCTTGCAGCCTGGGGAAATCTTGAAGCAAAGTACCAATTAGCATCACTTCTCATGCACCCTAAGTTCAGCATTGCTAACCTTTACGGTGGTTCAGTTCATACTTTGGTTTCAACTGGTTTTGATAATTTTAAGAATTCTCATAAGTTTGGATATTTAAAAAGACATCTCAATCCTAACTGGGAAAGTATGAAGGATGTGGATAGCTGGGTACATAGCCATGGTGTGATTGAAGAGTTTATGAGGTACGAGGCAGATATAAACCCACAACTTAAAAGCCATAGATGGCAGAAATTTATAAAAGAAGCATCGGGAAAGATTAGAAAGGACCCTGAATTAGAAGATGTATCCCTATTAAGTATTGCTAAAAAGCATGGGATAACTGAATCAATGCTTGATAAAGCAGCTATCTTTATGAGAAAGCCGGAACGTCTATTACGTAGAAGTGCATTTGTTTCTCATTATCTACAGGCAAAAGACCATTTTGGTGCTGCATATAAATTTGACCATCCTCATCTTGTTGAATTTGCCAAGAAGGGGGTAAAGGGTACACAGTTTTTATATAGTGCTCCTCATAGACCAATGTTTGCAGCTACAACTACTGGTAAAGTAATGACTAGGTTCCAGCTCTGGGCATGGAACTCTGTTAGGTTTAGAAATCAGGTATTAAGAAATGCTGAAATATATGGATGGCGTGAAGGTTCACAAGAATTTGAAAGATATAAGCGGCTGGCAGTTGCAGACCTCATGATGTTATCACTTGGTTCCGTGTTTATGTATTCCCTCTTCGAGAATGCACTGCCAGCTCCTTATAATTGGTTCCAGGATTTTGCTGACCTTATGTTTGGAGATGATAAAGAAAGGGAGAGAGCGTTCTTTGGGTCATATCCATATCCTTTGCAGCCTCTACAAATGGTAACGCCCCCAGCCCTTAGGATACTCCCTCCCTTATTTAAAGGGATAGTTACAGATGATTACTCTAAGTTAAGTGGTTATTACATTTGGAGTATGTTCCCAGGCGGTAGATTTGCTAGAGATATAAAGGGTTCAATAGAAAATCCAAGTCGTTTAGTTGAAAAGATGACTGGTCTTCCCTACCAGCAGTTCTCCCGTGAACTAAGTAAAGAAAAAAAGAAAGAAAAATTAAGACCGAAAGGACTTCTATCGTGAAAATGGCAATAGCAAAGAGAATACTTGGATGGACATCGTCTAAGCAAGGCATAGCAATGATAGAAGAAGTAGCTGCAAGGCAGGGAAAGACCCCAGCGAAACTTATTAAAATGGCTACTAATAAGGTAGCAAAAGGCAATGCAATAACAGTAAGTACTGCAGACGATGTTCTTGCTGGCTTTACGGAGAATGCCCGTGGCTTTGCAACTGCAAATCCATTACAGGCAGAACTTGTTAAGAATTCAATCCAGGAAGCAACTATAGCACGTCAAAGTTTTGGAATTAGAGAAGCTGATTTTGCTGAATGGATGCAGAGACATGCAAGAAAAATGGGAATAAATGCTCCTAAATATTCTGGAGGAAAGCAACAATTGATACAGGAACGGAGAATTCTTGATGAGACTCAAGAAAGACAACGTGTTGTAAAGGGCTGGAGACCTGATAATCCATTTTTTGATGAACTTAAAGGTAAAAAATAAATTAGTTTGGGTTTCCTATCCTTATGCAGTGCTTGTTGAAAAAAAACGCTAAAAACCGAATTTAGATTTTGGGATAATTTTTAGAAATGGCTTTTGGAGATAAAAACCTCATACCAGTTATAAGTGGAGATGAGATAGCAGATGCTGGCAAATATGGCCTATTAGGGGCTGCTGGAGTCTACGGTGCAGTTCATGGCACAAGGTATTCTGGACTTCCACAGCTAATAGCCCCATTAGCATCTCGCACAAGTACTATAATAGAAGGATTTTATGACAAAGGTGCTAATAAACGTGGATTGTTTATGCATCATGTTCGTAAAAACTGGAAAGATGAGATGGACAAATTCATTAAAAGGTTTCCTGGCCATTTTCCAAAGGACATGCCAATTGATAAAAAATACAATCTTGTTAAAAAGTTTATGTCCCAGGAAGGTCTCAAAACTCCTGCTGAATTGGTACATGCTTCAGAGGCTTACAAGATTGAACAAAGATGGAATGCTGGACTAATTGATGAACCTTACGGAAGAGGAGCTGCTTTAAGAAAATTGAGGCATGAAAAACTAAAAACTGAAATGGTTAATTATACAATGGGTAGAAAATATAATAAAAGAGTATTAAGAGAATCTGGTCTTTCATCTCCTGTACAAACGGATATAAAGAATATCTTTAAGGGGAGAGAGTCTGTTGGTGCTCAATGGGGTTTACATGGAGATGTTAAGGCTAGTGTTAGCCATATTAGGAATATAGGTGCTGATAAAGCTATGATAATAAAGTCAGCAACAAAAGACCATATGTTTAAAATGGCCGAGTCCGTTGTGAACTCTGGAGTTGATTTGAGGAATAGAGCTGCTGTTGAAAAGATTGCAGCAGACAGACTAGGGATGATGGGTACAGAATTAAGAGGTGTTAACAAACTACACCCACAGGTTGAGTCTATTAGGAATGAGTTAAAAAGATTTATGCAAAACTATAAAGTTGGCCCTAATGGTGAGTTGTTAATTAATTTTTCACCTGGATATAAGCCCCATTATCTCTCTGGTGGTGTTAATGCTGATGTTAAAGTTTGGAAAAGCAGATATGGCAAACTACATCGTGATATATTAATAAGCGATAGATATGATGTCCTTGGAAAAGGGACAGGAGCTCTCCAGAAACGTGTCCATTTTAATATAGCTCACAGTACGACTGCAGGAAAGTCTATGAAAGCCGAAGACTTTGCAAGAATAGGAAGAAGGAAGAGGCTTGTAAAGTCATTAAGTCTGAAGGAATACGGGAAAGCTAGTAAGCATAGTAAAGAATTATTAAAGAAACTTGCATTTAAAATAGGAAGAAAAGCTCTTTTTAGGATGTAAATTATAGCTATGGATAACGACTCCCTTATAATCCTTCAGCCAAAAGTAAGAATTGAAACTCCTATTGGAGCAATTGAGGCTGATACGGGAAACTCTTTCCTTGATGGGATTTTAGTACTTGGAATTGTTTTAGTTATATATATATGTCAATATTTAGCCAGAAAGTCTTACAGGAAACCAACGCAGCATTTTTAATGGCTGTTAACTATCTTGATGAATCTCTATGTACTCAGTGTGCAGCTTGTTGTTATAATCCTGAAACTGGGGAAAAGTGTAAGTACCTTATGAAAAATAATAAATGTTTTATCTATAAGACCAGGGACAAATTGAGACCATGGCATTGTTGCTATGCCTATGAAATTCCACTTGGCTATGTTAATGTTCCTAAACAATGTGGCTATAGAGAAGAGAATATCAAGAAAATCGCCACTTAAGTAATTGTTATATAAAAAAAAACGCTCCCGATTTCTCAGGAGCGCCGCCTCAAAGGGGATTTAAGGCTATTGGGACTAACGATATAGTCGAAATACTCACATGTATCAACCATATCTAGACAAAGTTTCCCAACTTTCGTTTCTTCAATTCTTATGCCAACCCTGACTTTACGTCCAGGTTTCCCCTTTACTCTCATTTCAACACCAAGGCACTTCCCATTACTATAATTAGCACAGTTTTTATGAGCTACCTTTTCCTTTTCCCTAGTAGTCTTCATAATCTGCCTCGTAATTATAGTCAAATGCGTCTTTTAGATAATCGAATGCCTTAGTTATTTCGTCTTCATAGTCTTCTTCTATTGTTTGTCCACCAACTCTTTCAAAGACTTCGAAATCTTCTCGTAGTATTTTACGGACATTTTGGGATATACGTTGTTCGTAAATCTCTGAGGGCTTGTATTCTGATGTATAACTGCTGTATCTATTCATATTAACGGAGACCTCACTTGCCTATTTCTGTCATTATTTATCCAACCACGAACAACCATAACGTACTTAGCCTGCTAAATCCCCGTTAATATACGTCTAAACTAAGTCATGGACTTATGCCTTTAATCTTTTCGATGTATTCTTTTTTGGGGTCTATCTTTTTATCTATAGCTGCTTTATGTCTTTCGTTCTTTATTCGTTGTTGCATTTTATTCAATTCTTTATATAATTGAGTTTCCAATTTTGTTACTTTGTTCCCTCCTAGCGCTCCAAAGTGTGTTTCAATCATATTATTTAAACATATAAGTTCTGCTTCTGTGAACTTGATAGTAATCGTACATATATCATCCATTAATAGCGGCCTCCTTTAGCCAGCTTTCTCATTATATAGTTTCTTATCTCTTCTTTCTGTTTAGAAACCCAGTCAATTATATTGCAATAATCCTCTTCATTAAGTGGTCCCTTACGTGTATTACATGTTTTACAAATAAGCTGAAGATTTGACCTTACTGATGGGCCTCCTTTATTTAAGGGAACAATGTGGTCGCAAGCAATATTGCGGAATGTAAGCTGCTTATTACAGTAGTGACATTCTTTACCGTACACCTTTAAGAACATCTTCTTGATTTCATCAAGTGTGATGTTAAATTCCACTTCATTTTCTTGCGACCTTTTCTTGAGACTAGATTTTAAAGCTGACATCTTTCTGGAAAGTTTGGAATACACCTTTTTCCAAAAATTGCCGTGTAGCTCTTTCAATACAGGCTCAAATTGTTCCCTGGTTGACACTATTTATCTTTTTTCCATTCCTTTGTGTCTGGGACAAAACCCTCTTCCCATCTTAAATGACTTGCTTTGGCTAATTCTCTTATCTTCTCATTTGCCTCATAATATTCTTCTCTGAGGTCATTAACTTGTTTGCTTAGAGAATATATATGCGAATTAGCATTGGGTTTATAGGATTTCTTTTTCCGTTTCTTTCTCCAGAATGGATAAAATAGGCTTTTCATGACTGTATCATCTCATATTCTGCGAAAGTAGTTCTTCCACGGTTAACTCTGGTTGTTTTGATATTGCTGCCCTTCTTCTTTAATAAGTGGATAATAGCAGCAAGTCGCATACAACCAAACTGGTCTAGAGCCATTCTAGGGTTAATCCGTCCTCCGTTTTGTAACATCCGAAGAATAGATTTCTCCTGCGACTCTTGTCTTATTGGGTTAGCTCCTCTTGTTCTGTTCATGTTCTGCTGTTCCTAGTTGTAATGTTACGGTGAACTTCCATATATTAACTGTTACCTGGAAGTAATCACCATGTTTATCTATCTCATACATCCCGCCGATTCCGAATATAAATAGAAAAAATATCTGGAATCCATATTTCCAAAGATGTATCTTTAAAAGACGTGTCATTTTACCATCCTTATTCTATTAGTTTCCTGCGATTCTCTGATAATTGCATCTGCTCGCATTAACCTAAAGTTAGGTTGCCATTCAAGTTCAACATCAAACAGTTCACCATCAGTATTCTTGAATAATTCAACTTTTCTGTCTTTTCTTTTCGCGTTACCTGATATACCAAGCACTTTTCTGGAAGCATTTTCAATAGCTCCTGAGCCTTTGCCTGCATATAGGTCGAGTACCTCATCTCTTGAGTAGGTACGGCTTGTTTGGGAAAGTTGGATAATTATCAAATCCATATTCACAGCAAGGCTTGCTAATGAATGGCTTATGTATCTGATACTCTCATACTCTCCGCGTATGTGTTTAGGGGGTTCTACCAAGTCAATATAGTCTACTACTACGCACCTTGGCTGCACACTTCTGACCATCTCTTTTATCTTCTCTACTGTGGGGGAGACAGTCTGTACTACAATGTGACTCACATCATCTTTATGGAATTTATATATCTCCTTAAAGTTTGTTTCTATTTGTTTCTTCTTCATACCGCTTACTATCTGAAGATGTCGCTTATGAGTGTACCAGTCCGTTAGTTCCAGCGATAAATATAAAGTTGGGATTTGCAGTTCCTTCCGAATGATGTCGTTCTTAGCATCGTATCCGAGCACAATATTTTGAGCTAGTGTTGTCTTGTTAGCTCCGGTTGGTCCGAATATTGTTACCAATTCACCCGGATAGACAGTAAGGTCTTTATCGGATATCCCAAATAATTCATCAAACCTAATACATCTTCCTTCATAATTAGCCGTCATCCTCTCTTCAAGCGACTTCTGCATTTCATCACTTGTTTTAACCTCAGTAAGATAATCCTTATGTTTATAATAGACACATCTTGGTTGACAATATTCATGTAATAGAAAATCATTGCAGCCATATCTATAGCCTCTATTATAAGTATCTTCTACTTTTTGCAGGACTACATTCTCATCAAGGTTATCATTGTTCCAATGCATTAAAGCTGTTTTAGCTACTTCCGATGGGAATCCATGTCTAAGGAAATGAGATGCCATTCTTAGCAAACCGTTGTTTCTTGTCCCTGGTAAGGGACCATCGTTATATATCTTTTGTATGCATGGCACAATGTTCTTTGGTTCAAATGTCGATTCTAACTCACGTATTTGAGGTACATGAGTAGTGACCGAACCTGAAAGTTCCCCGTCACCTGTTAAAACTGGGTAATCGAAGTCGAACCTTCGTTTTTCTGCTAAGTTCTTAATATAATCAGGGGTTTGATTAAATAGCTCCTTAGCAGTCAATGGTACCTTATAGAAGCCCCTTTTATCATTAAGGGTATGCTCTACCCTATAAAGAGCAGTTCTGGAGTATACGGAGCAATCTATGTCCTTAAGGATGCCTTTCATAGTTTCTTTAAGAATATAAGGTAAATTCTTAGTAGGTTTAAACTGAAAGACTTCATTTGAGATTGCTAAATGATACCCAGTACCGCTAAAATATGGCTGTATACTGCAATCCTGTACATTTAGTTCATATAAATCAAGCATAGCACCCTGTGCAATTTGCTGGGTATGACTATCTGAGTTCTGACCTTTATCTATGTCTACTATAACCTGGTCAATTCCGCGAACCCCTTGAAAGTCCTTTAAGCTTCTGCTTATTTCTATATAATCCTTTGCATCATCATAATACAGGTAAGTGCTTCTATATATGGGTTTATCCTTACCATCAGTTACCAGAATATCTGGCAAATCCTCCGCCTTAATAAGAAGCCCCCGTTTCCGAGGGCTCCCTATTGCAACTTCAATATACACTTAGAATGGTGTAGAGGCCACAGGCTCTGAAGATATTGTTTCCCCATCTTCTATATGTTCTTTTATATAGCCTTTTGACTTCATGAACTTAATGTAACTCTTTAAGTCCTCCTGATTTTTGTTCGTATTCTGAACAATTTTAGGACACACTTCAGTGTATGCTTTATTATCTTTAGGATTTAACCTTTTATATACATAGACATAAAATGGACTTGAATTACCATCTAAAGCATCTTTCGATACATAATTTTGATTAAGGTATTTACCCAAATCACCTATTGCTGTACCGTTTTCATCTTCCCATATACCTTCTTTATTAGGCCCGCCTTTAAATCCAATAGCATCAAGGAGATAATATATCCGCTTTAATAAGCTAGAATCTTTTATCTCTCCACTATCTTCTCTATCATAAGTCCCTTTAAGAGCATAGTTTACAGGATATTGACTTGTTGTTTTTAATGTTACGTCAAGAAATAAATCAGCCCAATCAAATTCTGCACTTCTATCTTCATATGCGATTATTTGAGCTGGTTGAAATCCTAACCAACTTGCTGCTCCGCTTTTTGCTGCTTCTGGTCTATACCGTGCCATTAGACACCTCCTTATTTAGAATCGTACTTTTGCTGATTAACAGCGTTCGCGACTTCATCTGCAGAAGCAAATGATTCCTCGGCACCATAACCAGCCATTGCTAAACAACGACCTACAGCCGAAGTTTCGCAATTCTCTAAAGCACTTGTTTTGTTAATCTGTGTACTTCCCTGCACTTCATGTGCATGACCTGTAAAAAATGTCTCAGGAAGTTCCTGGGGGTCGGGATAGCAAGTTGCCTTAACTATCCAGTGGCCATCTTTATAGTCCACTATCTTTGTTTTTATGCATCCACGAGGATTTGTATTATAGAAAAGGACAACTCTATCCTTAACCATAACATAGTTTTTACCGTGGATACTAACTGTTGGAACTGTCATTAGTACCTCTTTGTTTTATTAGATGTTCTGTTTTCCGTGTGAAGGGCATTAGCCCTATCCAAGTATACGCATAATACGGCTTATTTGCAAGAACATTAAACACCTGGTTAACACCAAATCCCGCCACAATGCTTGAGGTGAAGATTGTGTGTTTCATTGTACACGGAGCATCTTCAATCTCTGCACTCGGCAGCCAAGTTTCATCAAAGAAATCATGTTCTTTGGTTACTACAATAATTTCCATTGCTAAAGCATCCATCCTTAGGTCAATAAGAAAGCCTCTGTCTCTTTGGTTTACCCATTTGTCATATACATCTCGCCTAACCTCCATATTGTCTGGACATATAATCATATTCTTAAAGACACCGTCCCTATAGGTCCATCTTCGTTCTTCACAAATTCCGACAGATAGACAGGCATACTCTTCCATGAGCTTTTGTGCTGCAAAAGCCTTACTTTTACCAATATATTTATGTGGGTAAATACATGTTGATAAATTATGTTCTTCAAGTATGTCATCATCATATCCAAGAATAGAGTCAAAGCCCATTATAGCAAGTAAGGAGACAACGGTTGAACCGATGCCTCCCAAACCTATTACTGTAACATCATCAAGCTTTTCCTGGGGAATTAAATCCTTATTTCTAAGAAATCTAGTATCCGTATTCGATTGCTGCGTCTGTGCTTGCATGTCTAGCCTCCCTTATAAAGTCCCATACATCTGGGATGCCAATCTTTTCAAGATTAACCTGAAGCTCTATATATCTCATTTTACCATTACAATACTCTTCATAGAAGTCAAATGCTTTATCTGAATTCTTTTTCGTGAGCTTTTTGTATGTAGGAGTCTGGAGAACCTTCTTTCTCGCATCCATTCCAATTTCAAATTCTCCCTTATCGTTCTGGTTAAAGAGATTGCTTTGTCCCTGGTATCCACCCCAACCGTTATAACCATTGTATCCAGTATACTTAGTAGTGACAACAGAAGTGGTATTAGCCGTTTCTAGTCCTTTAGCTATGTCAACCCATTCTTTCTTACCACGGGCTCTTGGTGATTTGATTTTATCTTCATCAATTTCATAATATGAAGCCCTGCCATATTGGTCTTTATAGCTAAAACCAAAGGCAAAGTGTGCTTTACCACTAGTAGCTACAATAAGACTAGGATAGAATCCTTTCATTGGAGCCATTTCACATAATGTATCTGTGTCAGTTCCACTGAAGAATGCTCCCATGGTATGATGGCTATGGATTAAACCCATATAACATTTCTTTAAAGTGCTATTCCTGAGTTTCTTCTTTAGTATCTTAGCTAAATCGTCAGCTTCCCACTCTGTAGATGAATGTCCACCAAGGTCAAGAGGGTGGAAATCTTCTAATGTAAATTCTACAGGGAATCCTGCTTTGTCAGCTTTGAGGCTGTACCACGCTGGGCCGCTCCACTCCTTGTCCGGGAACTTCTTCAGAAAATAGTTCAGCTTGGAGAGCGTCTCCTCTAAGAGTTGCAATTTCATTTCTTAGTTTCCTTTCTTTTGTTTGAATCCGCCTTAATGCAATAACACAACATTGCAATCTTGCTTCATTCATTAATTGAGACAGAAAGTCAATATTAAATATATTATCGACATTCTCTTTAGTGCAAAATCTATCTTTTAACTCTAATGGTAACTTAGTCATCTTAATTTGGGACATAGAAAATTCAGACATAACTCTTCTATACCTTACATCAGAATATATCGTCAGCTTAGACATCATTTTCTCTGTAAATCTATCTCTCTCGTCTTGAGTATTAAATTCTGTGTAAAGAATGCTATAATCTGAAAGCATCTTTGGAGTAACTTCATTGAGAAGAGCTTTTTTGAGTCTACCCTTAAAGTCTTCTATTCTGCAGTCAAACCATATTAGTCTTTTCCTGACTACAACATCCGCTGAGATATTATACCATATAAAACCAAGTCTTCTTGGGTCTTTAAATAGCATATTTATATCACGCAAATCTTCATGATTTCTAAGATATTTATCTGCAAAATGTTCAATGTGTTGAAGCAAAGAATAGAAATGCCCTAAATGTGTCCAGTCAATTCCATCTTTATAATTACATTTCATTTTTCCAGCAAATGATACCAAGTTATCGAAATCTCTGCCAGAACTACCAGTATTGTCATAGATTTCTCTTTTTAGAAACACTCTTTCAGCAAAAGACAACTTTTTAAAGAACTCTCTACTTTCAGCATTCCGTACATACATCAATCTCATAGAGTTCATTGTATTCATATCCCAAAACGCACTGTCCCTGTTCCAAGTATCAAGGAACTTACGTACCACCATAATAGCACCGGCATAATTAAAACTTGACAACAATGCCATTAGCGGCTTTTCAAATTCACCAAAACAACCAGACCTATTTGATATATGAGGATGAAGAGCTGAAACGAAATTTCTAATCTTATATTTATTTCTATCGTCATCATCCATACTATGATATTGAGGTTTTAAAGTAAGGAAAGTAAGTTGCGGATATCTTGATGATGCTTTATCAAGCATTAAATATACATCCCAAAATCTATTATTCTTTGTTCCCCTTAAGATTATCTTCTCAAACCTTATCATAATTGTCTTTTCTCCAATTGTGTGATGGTTGCCTACTGTAATGTAATCACACTTTTCAATCAAAAGCTTTGCCTGACGGTCTGCAAGTTCTTCCAGTTCACCATTTTTCCAATCTAATTTTCC